GGGGTCTTGACAAGCCGGTAACCCAGGCGGTCAGTTGACTGACTCAGGGGGCGACACGGAACACAACGCCAATTGTGATTCACTATACTGTGGTTATCCGGGTAGGTTACTACCATTTTGCGACACGGAGCAAGGCGCAACTCTTACTTCACCGTCAAGTGGTCATCCGTTTATAACGTACTTTGAGCACTGTTGTATCTTATTTAAAGTTGTTTTGTTTTTGTTTTATCTTATTTCATCTTATTCAAACCGACTGGGGTCACGGATTAATGTGGGCTCAGATGGGCACTGACTACATGAATATTTCAGTCTTCGCGTATATTATGCCAGAGATGCACTTGGCACATAAAGACGCTGCCTCTCCATACGGTAGCGTACACCGGAATACCTTTCCTTCACTAGCTGCACCCCACGCGAATGATTTCACATCACGCAGCGGTATCTCGTACCCAGCAATGCGTAGTAGGTGAGCCACTTGTTCAGAGCTCAGTATCCCTTTCATCAACATCAGTATTGGTGAGCGAGTAAATACACCATCAATAGCACGTTGTTTAACCAAATCTTCCGCCCACCATGACCCTCTCATCACATCACCTTTTACCATCGTTACTGAGACGTTCCCTGTCGATCGCGTCGCACTACTCAAGCTCTTGGCATATGATGCCTCTTTCATAGTGTTCTCGACGCTGACCGAAAAGTTGGTCATAGCGTAACGTTCCAAAGGTGTGGTGTGTGAACTCAGGTAGCTCTTTGTGGCGTAACCCGGGAGCGGCAACAGCGCATCCCGCATCTCCTCAGCCTCACCCCTATCCGTGCACACCCATACAGATTTTATATAAGTATGTGAGCCATAGACAGGGCCCGATCCTAGTGCTAGGTTGCCGGATAGCAGTCCCCTGGCGATGTGTAGGCCCACTCTAAATCTTCTGTTTAGACTGTATGCTACCGCATAGGGAAATACGTCGGACCCAGAACGGTTGATACACGACCGCGTTGTTGTGATCATCGTTGATATGAGCTCGTGGGGGTCGAGCTTGTTCGTGTTCTCCCAATTGCCATTAACAAGTGAACACAGAGATCTGGGGAGGTACCCAATGGCGTACCTGTTATTTATCGACATACGTAAGAACTCATATGCTATTGTACCGATACTCTGTTTCATAGGGTTTATCTTGACGCCGCGCTCCCGCAGACGATTCAGGAGTAGATCAACGTCTTCATACGAACTGAACCGTGCAACGACATCATCACCAGTGTGCAGTGAGTCGAACTGCGCGACTAACTCTGGTGCAGCTGCATAGATATACGCCGTGTTGAGTATGCTGTTCATGAAAGTCGTACCTCTGTGTCCTGACATCAGTGTTGCCGATATCTTGCCAACCAATCTACCTGCTACAAAAGCCTGCATTCGGTCAAAGCTTGCTATCAACCTGTCAAGATACGTGGGATCATAGCCCGTGCGCATGCCGACTTCCTCAATCACAATTTGTTGCGCGCGCAGTGTGTGAGACTCATTGAACGCGTCGTAGTCAAGCATTACACCCACTAGGCCTCGCATCCGTTTTATTCGAGACACAATACCTATTGCACCTTTCCCACCTGGGTCTAGCAAAG